CCGGCGTCCGAGATATTCCATCTCTTCTTGCCGGAATGGCCTGGTCAGGTGCGCGGCGTCCCCTGGATCAGCCCGGCGTTGCGTTCGCTTGCCATGCTTGATGGCTATCGAGAGGCGGAATTGACGGCTGCGCGCGTCGCTGCGGCCAAGATGGGGTTCTATACGATTGGCTCGGACGAGGAAGTCCCCGCCGAACTTGAGGCTGATGGTGCGCTTGTGCAAGAAGCTACCCCTGGCGGCTTCGAACTCTTGCCCAAGGGCGTCGATTTCAAGAATTTCGATCCGCAGCATCCGAACCAGGCTTTTGCCGATTTTGTCGCGGCGGCGTTGCGCCCCGCAGCGTCGGCGGTGGGTCTCTCCTACAACGCCTTCGCCAATGATGCGCAGGGGCTCAACTATTCGGCATTGCGCGCGACCGAGCTTGAGGACAGGGACGAGTTCAAGACGTTGCAGGCCTGGATGATATCGTCCTTCTGCGTCCCCATGTTCCGCGATTGGCTCGAAGCGGCGCTGTTGAACGACGCGCTTGGCCTTCCGGCGAGCAAACTCTGGAAATTCAACGCGCCTGAATTCATCGGCCGCGGCTGGCAGTGGGTCGACCCGCGCAATGAGGTAGCGTCCAACGCGGAAGCGGTGGCGCTCGGCATCAAGTCGCGCACGCAGATTGTCGCCGAGCAGGGTGGCGATATTGCCGATGTCGCGGCCGATCTGAGGCGCGAGGCCGAGCTTCTCCGCGGCCTGATCGACCCAGGTCGCATGCCGTCCGCGGCATCGCTCGCCAACCAAGAGGATACCACACAATGACGATGCTTCCGCCTGCGATCAATCGACGAGCGCATCGCATGGCGCGTTTCGAACGGGCGTCGCTTGATGCTGACGCGCGCACCGTCGAGCTTGCTTTTTCGTCCGAGGAGCCGATCGAACGGGTCTGGGGCGTCGAGATTCTCGGCCACGATCCCGGCGAGATGGACGATAGCTGGATTGGCAGCGGCCAGGCGCCGCTCCTCATGGACCACGACCCCCGCGACCAGGTTGGGGTGGTGGAAAGCGTCACCATCGGCCCCGACCGGAAGGCGCGGGCTCGTGTGCGTTTCGGCAGAAGCGCGCGCGCCGAGGAGGTGATGCAAGACGTCGCGGATGGCATTCGCGCCAACGTGTCGGTAGGATACGAGCTGCTCAGGGTCGTCCCGGTGAAGGAAGAGAAGGGCAAGCCGACGGTCTACCGTGCGACGCGATGGCGTCCGCTGGAGGTCAGCCTCGTTTCCGTTCCCGCCGACATGACTGTTGGCGTCGGGCGCGCCGGCGATCTTCCACCCATTCCCGATGAACCCAAGACCGAGGAGGCTCGCATGAGCGACCCCATTGCCGTTCAGGCGCCGGAGGCGCCGAAGGACAACCCCGAGGCGGCTGCCGCTGCCGAGCGTCGGCGCCGTGACGAGATCATGGCGCTTGCCGAGATCGCCAACCAGCGTGATCTCGGCGTGACGCTGGTGCTAGAAGGGGCGAGTGTTGCTGAGGCGCGCGAACGGATTCTTGCCGCCCGTGGCGCACCGAGGCCGACGCCCGCGTCACAGCTCGGCATGAGCGAACGTGAGGTGCGCAAGTATTCCGTCTTCCGCGCGCTCCGCGCGGTGGCCAGCAATGACTGGTCCGACGCTGGGCTGGAATACGAGGCGCACAAGACCCTCGCGGAACGCTTCGGCGGGCAGAAGGCACCGTCCAAGCGGTCTTTCTACGTCCCGCTCGACATTCAGGAGCGCGTCCCGACACCGACCGGCCAACGCGATCTGATCGCCGGCACCGGCAGCGCTGGTGGCTTCCTGGTCGCGACGACCAACATGTCCTTCATCGAGCAGCTGCGCGGCCGATCGGTGACGATGGCCATGGGCGCGACTCGCATGACGGGCCTCGTGGGCAACGTCACGATCCCGCGCCAGTCGGCTCCCGCGACGGCATACTGGCTTGCGACCGAGTCGACGGCCGCAACCGAGAGCCAGCAGACCTTCCAGCAGCTCAGCCTCACGCCGAAGAACGTGGCGGCGTATACCGAGATCAGCCGGCAGCTCATGCTGCAGTCTGACCCGTCGGCGGAGACGCTGGTCATGAATGACCTGGCCGCTGTTGTCGCGCTGGCGGTGGACAGCGCAGCGCTCAACGGCACTGGCGCTTCTGGCCAGCCTATGGGCATCCTCAATACGAGCGGCGTTGGGTCAGTAACGGGCACCTCGCTTGGGTATGCTGGGATCATCGAATTCCAGACCGACGTCATCTCTGCAAATGCCCTGGTGAATCCTGGCGCGGCTGGCTACGTCTCCACGCCTCTGGTGGCGGGGCTGCTGATGGCCCGCCAGCGTTTCAGCGGCACCGACACTCCGCTGTGGGACGGCGGCGTCCTCGACGGCCGCATTGCGGGCTTCCGCGCCATGTCTTCGACGCAGGTGCCGACGGCGACGATGATCTTCGGCGATTGGTCGCAGCTCGTCATTGGGGAATGGGGCACGCTTGAAATCGAGGTGAACCCCTACGCCAATTTCGCGGCGGCCATTATCGGCGTGCGCGCGTTCTACACGGTGGATGTGGCCGTCCGCTATCCGGCCTCTTTCGCCGTTGCGACGTCGATCACTTGACCATGGACAGCGTCGTTGCGGCGGCGCTGGTGGCGGGCGCGGCTTCGGCCGCGTCCGCCTCTGGCGTGCGCATTCGTGCCATTCGCTCGTTTCTGTGGGACGGTCGCGTTCTCGCCAAGGGGGACGAGGCCGAGATTGCCGACGCGCGCAACGCGCGCGCGCTGGCCGCGTGGGGCAAGGTCGAAATTTTGCCGAATGCTAAGCAAGGCCCAGAAGATTCATCGCCGAAGCCGCCGCGAGGCAGGCCAGGTCAGAAACCGAAGGAGGAAGAGACATGACTGCGTTGCTCGATATAGAGGGCGTTCTCGACCTCGTTTCGCTGCACCCAACGGCAACCCGCACCGCCACTACGAACGGATCGCCCTCAGACGTGCGCCATCACAAGGGCATCGCTGCGGTTGTGCTCGACAGCGCGGGGGGGTCGGGCACGACCCCGACGCTTGACGTGAAAATCCAGGACAGCGCCGATGGCTCGACTGGCTGGGCGGATGTCCCCGGCGCTGCCTTCGCGCAGGTCGGGACGACGGCCAGCCGTCAAAAGATTCCTCTCAACGTTGATGCGACGCGCGGCTTCGTCCGTATTGTTGCGACGATCGGTGGCACGTCGCCGAGTTTCACGTTCAGCGTGAACGCACTCTGCCGGAAGTTCTGACGTGTCCACCGAGACCGACGCCGACCTGTTGGGCATGTTTTCGGCCGCCGAGTTCGGCACGGCCGCTGTTTTTCGTGCAGGCGGCGTCGGCCCCGGCGTATCGGTGGTGATCCTCTTCGACACGCCGGACGCCGATGCTTTCGCCTTCGGGACGCCGCTGCGTGCAGCCTCCCGGAAGCTGCGCGTTCCTGCGGCGGCTCTGGCCGGCGCGGAACCGACGGCAGGCGATACTTTCACCGTCGGGTCGGATGTCCTGACGGTAAAGGCGGCGCGGCGCATGCCGCCCGATGGCGCTATTTGGGACGTGGAGACGTGAAATGAAAAAGGTTCCGCCTGGCTTGTCCCATGCGCTCATTGGCGCGACCATTGCCGCGCCGCTCACGTTCGCTTTCGGTCCGGCGGTAGGCATCGCTGCAGCGGTAGGTTTTTACGTCGGGCGCGAACGTCGGCAGTCGGAGGAGTGGGCTGGCAGCAACCGCATTCCGCCATGGGTGTGGAAGCCGCGCGCGCTGCGGGATATCGCCTGGCCGACGCTTGCCGCTGTGGTGGTCTCTATGGCGATGGAGGCTCTGCGCCGGCTCTGAAGAGGCAATAATGCGGCTTGCCACGACCATCGTCGGCGATATCCGCAAAATGCTGGCGGCGGAGGTCGAGGCTGGCAAGCGCGCTGCCATGACGGCCATCCGCAGCGAGACTGAGGCAGCAAAACAGGATCTGCGCGCGCAGGTGCGCGGCGCATTCGGCGTGAATGGTAGCGGCATTGCTAATGCTTGGCGCGGGCGTGTCTATCCGGCGTCCGGCAAGTCGCTGCGTCCTGCCGGTCTCGTCTGGACGAAGACGCCGACCATCATCGACGCCTTCGAGCGCGGGGCGACGATCCGCCCCAAGGGTGGGCAAAAGTTCCTCGCCATCCCGACCGGCTTCAACGCGGCGCGTGGGCGGCGGGGGCGTGGCGAAAAGGGTATGCGTGTGACGCCAGCGCAGATGGTGGCATCTCGGCAAGCCTTCATCCGCCCGTTCGAGAACGGCAAAGGTTTTGTCTGGTGCCTTCCGGTGCGGCGCGGGCAGACCGTAGGCCGTCGCCGAGCCCCGTTGGTTGCAGGAGGCATCACGGCAGTAGCGACGGCAAATCGCAAGGGCGCGCGTGCCTGGCAGGCCGCGCTTTTGAAACAGGGGTTCGTGCCGATGTTCCTGTTGTTGCCGGAAGTGCGCCTCGCCAAGCGGCTAGACGTGGCGGCTGTGCAGAACGCAGTGCGCCGCCGCCTACCTGGGCGGTTCCTGGCGGCGTGGAGGCGCGAAGCGAAGAGGATCAACGCATGAGGTATTCGCGCGATGTCTGTATTGCCGTGATCATTGTCGCGTCGGCCATGGGTTGGGCGCTTGTCGTCATGGTTGCCGCCCTCATCTGGCGGTTGGCTGCCATGCTCTATGCGACTGGCGTGCCGACATGAGCGCGCGCGAAGAGGCCGTCGTAGCGTTGTTCGTGCATCTTTCCGACGCGCTCGCCACGCGCAACCCGCCGCCAGTAGTGTTGCGCAACGAGACCGTGCCGCAACGCCTACCAGCCGGAGGGCTGGTGGTGGTGCGCGATGGCGAGACGGTGGAAGAGACGCCGATCATGTCGCCGCTTGCGTGGGCGGTTCAGCAACGCGCGGAAGTCGAGGTTGTCGCGCCTGGCGAGACGGCGGCTTCACGCGCAGCGCTGCTGGACGATCTGTTGCGTGCCATTGGCGACGCCATCGCGACGGATCGCACGCTCTCCGCTGCGGTGGAATGGTCGCAGCCAGAATCGCCATCATTCGATGATATCGATTTCGAGGGCGCGACCGCCGCCCGCTCCGCTCTCGTGCCGGTGAGCCTCTTCTTCACGGTCGCCGACACGCCGCTCGCCTGATCCGCACTAACAAGGAGAACACGCCATGCCTCGTGCGATTGGCGCGAATTGCCGCGTCCACATGCAGAAGGAGTCCACCTACGGCACGCCGCCGACGGGCAACTGGCTGCGCATGCCGTTCCTCTCGGTCGATCTCGGCGCCGAGCAGCCTTTGCTTGACAACAACGTCATAGGCCTCGGCAATCGCGATGCGGGCGCGCCGTTCCTGGATGTCGTCACTGTCTCCGGCCGCGCCGTGGTCCCGATCGATCTCATCAACATCGGCCATTGGCTTCGGCTGCTTCTCGGAGCGCCGACCACCACCGGCACCAACCCGAACTACACCCACACCTTCGGTTCCGGCGCGGCGACGCTGCCTTCCAACAGCATCGAGATCGCCTATCCGGACGTGCCATCCTATGACGTCTGCGCTGGTGTGCGGGCGGACACGTTGGAGATCGACTTCTCCCCCACCGGCGCCGCCACCGCGACGATCGGCCTCATGGGCCAGGGATCGACCCGCGCGGCCACCAGCAGCGCCGGCACGCCGACCAGCGCCGCGCTGAC